ACAAGTATCAGCACGGGTGATTACGTAATTACTATTGGTGGCGGTGGAAGCCGTGGTACATATGTTTCTGGTAGTAATACTGGTTTTACCTATGCTGGCACCGGCGGCAGTAGTGGTGGTACCACTTCAATAGTTTATTCAGGTTCCACCATAGTCAGCAGTTCAGGGCCTAGTGGTGGGTCCCCAGGAGGGGCCGGGGCCTGGGGCGCTAGTGGCGGTAATGGTTCTTCTAATAATCATTATTTGGGAGGTGCTGGAGCCAGCGCTTCAGGCAGTGGCATCTTTAGGGCTGGTGGCGGAGGTGCAGGAATTGGCGGCAGTGGTGAAGCCGCATCATTAAATACTCGTGGCGCGGGCGGAGTAGCATTAAATCCAACCATAGCCTCAACATTTACTGTCGGTCAAGGCGGAAGCGGAGGCGCCTCTACGGCCGGAACTACATCCACTAATTTAGGCTCTGGTGGAGGAGGAACCGGAAGCGGTGGGGCCACAGCATCTGAGGGTAGGGCTGGAGTAGTTTTCTTAAGGTGGTTAACATGAGTCATTGGGCACAAATAGACGAAAACAATATTGTTATCAATATTACAGTAGGTAATAATGACGAACCCGACGAAGGCTATCAATGGTTAATTGACAACCTTGGTGGGCGTTGGATTAAGACATCTGTCAATACTTTTGCTGGAGAACACTCGCAAGGTAAAGAACCAGTAAGATTTAACTACGCTGGTATTGGATACACTTACGACGAAACTCGGGATGCCTTCATCCCACCTAAGCCCGAAGAACACGAATGGGTTTTGAACGAAACAACATGTCAATGGGACATAGTTGAAGAAGAAGAAACTGAATCTTAGGATTTGATTAAGGGATTCTTATGACAATATTATATACCAATCCATATTATGAATTTTATTCCAATGTAAATACTGATCAATATTTAGTTGATCTAAATTCAGATTCATCATATAATTTTTCATTTATTAATCCAATGACAGATTGGAATAATGGGTTATCTACAAAACCAGCATCTAAGCTATATATGAATTTTACTGGCCCAAAGTTTACATTATACGGAGGTAAGGGTCCTAATTATGGAAAATTTAGAATTAAATTTACGGCACTTTCCGATAATGTAAATACGAATAATTCTTTAGCTTTAGATTGGCAAACAATTGATTCATTTGCTAGAACTTACTCTGATAATCAACAGCTTTTTGCAAAGACAGATTTTGAAGAAAGAGATTATTTTGTCGAAATAGAAACATTATATGATAAAAATGTTTTATCTAATGGAAATAATATTAAAATAACTTCTTACTCATTTAGTTATAATCTATATTTACAAATTGGAAATGAACTAGTTAATCAATCTAATAATACATTTACGCTGATAGGTGGCATAAGATAATGAGTATTATATCTAAAAATATAGAAAACTTAAAACCAAATAAAGAGTATATTGTTACTGTTCGCGCAAAAAATAATGACATTAATGTTTTGTCAGGCTACACAGATTCAGTAAGATTTAGAACTCCAACAGATTCAACAATTCCAGAAGCTCCAACAGGACTTGTACTCGCAGCATCTTTCCTTAATGTGTTATTTCAATACACAGACAGCATTGATGAAGATACGGCAAAATATGAATATGAATTATATAAAGAAGATCAAGTACAATTAATTAGTGCACAATACCAGGTTATTTCTGGTGAAACACCTCATAGAACTGGATATGTTCAAACAAATGTTTTTGTCGTTTCAGTAGATGATAACAGCACAACAACAAGTACCTCTTCCACAACTAATCCCGTTAAGTATTATGGAAGAGTAAGGACAATTGATACAGCTGGCAATATTAGCGGATGGACATCTATAGTTGCATCTGGCGATACTCCACTGATTGATGAAGATTTTATTGGTTCTTTGACGGCAGCAAAAATAACTGCTGGAACAATTGGCGCACATGAAATAATATTAACTCAACCAGGAACAGCATATTCTTATACTCCTCCAGCTAATATGGCAGTAATAAGAACTTCTAATTATCAATCTGGTTCAACTGGCTGGTTGATTAGAGGTGATGGTCAAGCAGAATTTAATAACATAACTGTAAGAGGAACAGTAGAAGCGACGGCTGGAACTTTCAAGGGGGCATTGGACATAGGTGGTGGAGATGGTACAGATAACGATTCTCTGCAGGTTGATACCGATGGTAATTTCTGGATCGGAAATAGAGCTTTTGCAAGCGCAAAATTTAAAATTACAAATACAGGTAACTTTACAGCAACAGGTACGGGAACTATTTCTGGTGCATTAAGTGTAACAGGTAATACTACAATTGGTTCCGGAACTAACGCTGGTCTCGCTCCCCATAGTGAGCTTCTTAGGGTAAATGGTACAACTGTGTTAGCTGGAACAACCTATGTAACTGGTACATTAAGCGTTTCAAGCTCAACAACAGTTTCTGGAAATTTAACAGTAAATGGTACAACTATTGGCATAGGCGGAGCATCTAGCACAACTACAATTGCTGGTACATTAAACGTTGGAAGTACAACAACAATTAGCGGTGGCTTAACCGTCAGTGGGGCAACAACGTTAAACTCAACTTTAACGTTTGGATCTGCTAGCGCAATTATCCAGGTAAACAGCGGAAAGATTAGAGGCAATGATGGAGTGATATATTGGGAGGTAGATTCCAGTGGCTTTAAAGCTGGCACAGCTTTAAATTCCAATAACATTATAATGGTTGGTTCAACCATAAGGGTAAATGGTGGCAGTCAGGCATCGCCCGCTATTGGCTTTGCGGGTGATGATGATACGGGATTTTATCAAGTAGATGCCAACCAATTTGGAGTCGCAGCAGGGGGAGAGGTTCCAATCTTTTTCACCTCTGATCCATACGTGATAGCCAGGACTCCGCTCACCAGTAATTCAACAACGGTTAGATCTTTTCTTCATTACAGCGGATATACATGGTTAGGCTATCCATCATCTAAAAGAAAATATAAAAATAATATTAATGAAATATCTAACTCATTATCAATAATTGATAAATTAAAACCATCTACATTTAAATGGAATAGAATGCCTGATGATGACGATTTGAAAGCTAGTCTGCGAGAATTCGTTACTGATTACGGATTTATCGCAGAAGAGGTAGCTGAAGTAGATGCTCAGCTAGCAGTATGGGAACCAGTGTCATCGGACGCTATGACTGAAGAGGATAAAATTGCACAGATGAAAGATTTAGAATCATGGATTCCAAGCTACTGGTCAGAATCAGCTATGATTGCAGTATGTGTTGCTGCAATCAAAGATATATTGAAGATAATGAAAAATAATCAGATGTTATGATATAATTAGATATTATGATATAATGCAAGTGCGCATAAGGAGAAAAAAATGAATAATGATATTGATGTAAATATATTAGTTCAAACTTTTAATGAAAGAATGGCTCAAATGATGACAGAAATTATAATCAAAGAAGCTACAATTAAACAGCTGACCGCTCAGATTGAACAATTGACAGCACAGCAAAAAACAGTAAAAACAACAAAAACAAAAACAGATGATTTTGAGTGAGGTAAATAAAATGTCAGAAGAAATAATTGAAATAAGTGAAGCAAGTCAACCCGTAGAAAATAAAGAATTTGTTATTGAAATCAAAATTTCAAACGCAAACCTTCAATACAAGAGCGATTTTAATGAAGCTGAAACAGTCTTTTGGATGGAATCAGTTAAGACATTAATCTTAAAAAACGCCTTTGATAAGGTTAATCAGACTCCATCTGAGTAACTGATATAAAAAAGTCATTATAACTACTATTACTAGTAGTTTTTAAAGTGGAGAAGAAGATGGCAGCTTTTGATTTTTTGCCCTTTAGGCAAAGAGATAAATCACAAAATAATGTTATTGCTAAGGCATTGCAACCTGATGAAATTAAATCAGTAGGCAGAGCTATGAAAGTCGCTGCCTTGGCACTCGGCTTTCAGGGTAATACATTTTATTATAACAATAGGGCTACATTTGAGCCTTCTCCGTATGACTTTGATCGGATTATGCAGGCGGCAGATACTGACTCTTACGTCAAGCAGGCGTTGAATAAGCATAAGGAACTCTTCTGGAAAGAAAGCTGGAACATTGTTGGCGAAAATCCAGAAGCAGTTTCTTATCTTTATCAAAGAATAGATTTTATGGAAATGGCAATGAAGCGCCCATTTCTAGACTTCCTGATAGAGGTTACTGATCACCTTTTCAAGTATGGAAATGTTTTCATAGTCAAGGCTAGAGGAGATATTTCGGAGTACTTTCCCACTGAAATATCAGGGGTCAATGCGGAGCTTCCGGTCGTAGGATACTATTTAATTCCCACTGAACAAGTAAGAATATTGAGAGATAAGTTCAATAGACCTAGGTCATATCAGCAGGCTTCGGACCCTCTGACGTACGCTCCAACAGAGCGTGATCCGGTTTGGTCAGCTGACCGCGTTATCCATATGCACACCGATAAGAAGACTGGTAGAGCTTTTGGGACACCCTTCATGGGGACCGTGCTTGACGATGTTGTTGCACTTAGACAGATGGAAGAGGATATTCAAAACTTAGTTCACAGAGAACTATTCCCTCTGTATAGATATACAATAGGAACCGCAGACCAACCAGCAGAGCCCGATGAAATAGACAAGGCTGCCATAGAAATCGAAAACCTTAGAGCAGAGGGTGGCTTAATACTTCCTTATCGTCATTCAATAGATGTCATCGGGGCAAACAACGCAGCACTGGACGCAACGGCATATCTGCAACACTTCAAAGAAAGAGTAGCAGTTGGACTAGGAGTCGCTCCGCACCATTTGGGAATGATGATGAATGGCGGAAATAGATCAGTGACAGATCGCTTAGATACTGCCCTGTACGATAAGGTAAAGCAATATCAAAAGCTGTTTTCTGATATGGTCAGAGTTCATATCTTTAACGAAATTTTAATGGAGGGCGGATTTGATCCCATATCTAATCCTATAGAGTCTGGTATATCAGATCGTTGCTATTTCAAGTTTAACGAAATAGACGTAGACACTCAGGTTAAGAAAGAAACTCATGTTATCCAAAAGTATGCCAATAATATAATTGGCCTTAAGGAAGCTAGATTGGAACTTGGCCTTGATCCAGAATACGACGAAGAAGATCTTTACGCATCAATTCAAGCTAAGATCCAAATGGAAATGGCTAAGAATCAAGCTGAAATTACCTCAGGTACAAAAGCCGTAGATGTTCAGCGGGATGGAGATAAGCAAACGCCCGCCACAAAAGGGCAAAGAAATCTTCCCAATACCAAAAGAGGATCTGGCAATACTATCCGACCAGCAAATCAACAAGGAAGAAAAACTTCACCAAATATTAGAAGATCTGATAATTCATGGCTCACATTAGTTGAAAATGCTCTAGAATCAGAGTATACTATCGTTTACACTAATGATGAGAAAGGCATAGATGATGTCAGAGAAGATAATAATAAAGAATGATACAATTTCTACCTATCTAAATACTGATGATGGCCTAATAGGTTTCACTAAGGCCGTAGATAACGGGCAAACTCGTTTAGCACTTCAGGTTTTAGTAGAAGTTATCGAACAACTAGTTGATAGAGTTTCTTTCTTAGAAAGTTTTATTGAAGAAGATTCCGCAGAAGAAGACATTCCTTCCGCTCAGGAAGAGATTGTTATAGAGCAAAAAGATTCTATTCAAAAAAGCAAAACAACAAGCACCGCTCCAGATGAAGCGCCTGCAAACTCTTCGATGATCGAAGAAAAGAAGAAGTAATTTCCGAATGAAACTCATTATAGGATGCCCAATGTATAAGAGAAGTTGGATTCTCCATCATTGGATTAAGAGCATAATATCGCAATCAATTCCGGTTAATGATATAGGCTTTATATTTGAGGTATCTCCAGATGATACGGCGACCATTCAGGCTCTTGAATCTTGGAAAAAATTCGATAAAAGAATACCTTATTTTGAGATTAAGATTAGAGAAGATATTCCGCATTTTGAGCACGAAAATAATGGCAGACAATGGAGTATGTCAAAGTATGTAAATATGGTATCTCTGCGAAATTCATTGTTGGAATCCGTTAGAAAAATACAGCCAGAATATTATTTTAGTCTTGATTCTGACATCTTGCTGACGAATACAAATACCATAGAATTATTAATAGCGCACATTAAATCTGGAGCTGACGCAGTTAATCCTCTGATGTTTATGACTCCATTTGGAACAATGTATCCAAGTGTTATGGACTGGAGATTAGATGTTCCAGCTAAAGCATTCAGAAAAGAAAAGTACGAATTAGGACATTACTTTCAGTCAGATGTAATCATGGCTGCAAAGATGATGTCTAAGGATGTATATAATAATATTAATTACACACTGCATGAACAGGGTGAAGATGTCGGCTGGTCTTTGGAATGTAAAAAAGCTGGATTCAAACTATACAGTGCCTCGTATATATATGCACCACATATAATGTCCGAAGTAATGTATCAATCATTCTTAGCTAATGGAGACAATAGGCAAGAGCTCTTAATGAGCAGCTATGCTAAAGTGTGATATATTTATATAAAATTGTTCAATGTTATAAAAATAAACTTACTATATAAAACAGAAATAACTATCTAACAGGGGATTCAAATGTCATTTGACTTTGTTGAAAATTTTACTCTAGAACTTCCTGACCTTTCTAAGTCAGATCTAGATTTTTCAGAATCATTTAATTCAAGGCATGGACTCATTATTGAAGTCGCAGCTATTCATGAAGGCCTTACGGCTAATTACAATAATTATTCTGCTGAAGCTTTAGAACAAGCCCTTCAATCTTGGGTAGACCCTTACCCTAAGCCCATTATCTTAAATCACGATTTAAATACTGAGCCAATAGGTAGAGT